GTTCGTTCCAGACCATACTGGTTGACAAATATAAGCTTCACGTTTAACAAAATTCTGAGTTATCATTGAATCTGTTCCATCCAGCCCAACTATTCGTGGATCTATAGAAAGTTCATTCTTTGGATCTATAGTTAATTTTTCAATAGGTTGTGAAATCTCAGTTGAGGCAAAAGAATGAAAAGATGTTGGTTTATAAGGACATACATCCTCAATAACAGGAACATTAGTAAAACCAAAAATAGACGCTGCACTACCAACTGCAGAAGCGATCATGCTAGTGGCCTTAGCAAATCTTCCTATAACAGGAACATTTGTCAAAGAACTAGCAACTGAAGCTAACGCTGAAGCTGGTTTTGAAACAGGACCATTTAGATTCCACTCATCTGCTTGTAAAGCCAATCCAGTTGTTGGACCACTTAATTTAACATCAGTAGCCCAAGCATAAACAGATACAGTAACACCACTTCCAGCAGAGGAGGAAGCATTCTGTAGTGGAGTAAAGGATTGTAAATATATCACTCCCATTTGTTGAAATTCAGAACGTGTTACGACTGGTAACCAGTCTTGATGGTAAAAGAAGGGCAATGTTAATTCACCTCCCTGACATGTTTGTGGATACAACATCACATGGGGACATTGGGATAATTGACACAAATTGCTATCACCTCCTGCTGTTAATGCAGCACTTGCTGAGGATGCATTAGCACTCAAATATGTTGTATTAAAAGTTGTTAATGGTACATATGATGCTATTACAGCCCCATAGTAAAATGGAGAAGCATTAATTAAAATTTTAACATGCAAATTACAATGTATAAAAGCAAAATTATCAAGTTTCTTCTTAATAGAAGTAGCATTGAAAAATAAATCCCAAGGCTGAAAATTTTGAGCTAATGATGACCCTTCTGTCCAAACATAATTTTGAATGCGATAAGGTCGTGATAAAAATTTAATAATATCAGAAGCAGGAATATAGTTGTCATTAAAAGTTGGATCCAAAATCTCCGGAAACTCAGTATGAGTCCCAGGATTCTCATCAACAAATTCAACATTAACTTGTTCTTGCTGTCCTACAGCACTTCCATGATCTCCTTGTGTGGTGTCATGGCCACCAGTCTCCCCTGCATTAAGAGTATATTCAGAGGTAAACACAGGATGTGATTTTCCAACAGAATAAATCTCAGAACATCGTTTGTCACCTACAGGGGTTTCTCGAGACTGTTGTTCTTGTAATGCATAAATGTAACTCAAC